CATAGCAGCGGCCTAAAAACCGGCGGGGCGTCTTTGGGCGCCCCGCTCACCTTTGGAGGGAAAGATGAAAAGACTTTTAAGCAGAGACGAGGCAACCGGAATTACCAAGTGGTGGCACGTCATGGGAAATGGCCAATATGTCGTCGAGACGGTGCAGGAAACGGAAGCGATCTTAAACGCAAATAAGCGGGCGTTAAATGGCTCCGAGAAGGGCTGGGGCGAAAATATGAACAGGGTGGCCTCGATCCCGCTTTCAGTGTACTATGACCTGAAGCGCAAGGGCATCGCAGATGATCCTGCCCGCTTAAAGAAATGGTTGAACGACCGAGACAACTCGGCGTTTAGGACAAAGGGCGGAACGCTGTGAGCATTACGACATACGCCGAGCTGAAGTCATCTATCGGAGACTTCCTTAACCGGGACGACCTGACTTCAGTTATTCCGACTTTCATATCGTTGGCCGAGGCGCGCATTGCGCGAGACCTAAGCCACTGGAAGCAGGAAAAACGCGTCACTACAGACGTTGACGGTCGATACGAAAATCTACCCACCGACTGGGTGAGCATCATACAAGTGCAGTACACAGATGGCGGCGTGATATCGTCGGCCTCGTCATCTGAAATGGCGAGCTACCGGGCGCAGAGCGCCACTCCAGCCAAGCCTCGCTATTGGCGTCTGTCGGCGAACCAAATGGAATTCTACCCAACTCCCGACGCAACGTACAACATCACCATGCTGTACAAGGCGCGCATCCCATCGTTAAGCGACACCGACCCAGACAACTGGCTGCTGACCTACGCCCCAGACATAATGCTATATGCCGCACTAATGCAGTCGGCCCCGTACCTTGCCGACGACGCCCGCGTATCAATATGGGGCAGCCTGTACCAGTCCGGCGTAGAAGCATTAAATAGCGAAAGCGACCAAGCCAGAGTTTCTGGTCCGCTCAGCATGAGGATACCTCGTCAATGACCAGCAACACTTGGACCCAGCGCGCTGGCATGACCAGCGACACGGCGACCGACAACGTAGAGACATATGCCGAGCAGGCTCTAGCATCAAAAAATGCCGCTGCGACGTCAGCCACGGCTGCGGCCACCAGCGCATCAAACTCGGCAGCGTCTGCTACCTCCTCCCAAGATCAGGTGTCTCTGGCCACAGCCCAAGCCGTAATATCTACAACTCAAGCCACCGCGTCTGCGTCTTCGGCTTCAGCGTCGGCCGGATCGGCGACAACCGCAGGGTCCGCGCAAACGGCGGCGGAAACCGCTAAAGCTGGGAGCGAAACAGCCCAGACCGCAGCCGAAACCGCTCAGGCGGCGTCAGAGACTGCGAAAGACACTTCCGTGGCTTCCTCTGCCACCAGCACGAGCAAGGCAGCCGAGAGCACCGCGTCAGCGGCAGCCGCTGCCACGTCACAGGCATCTGCGAACACCAGCTCAAACACCGCGACCACAAAGGCGTCGGAAGCTGCAACCAGTGCCACGGCAAGCGAGGCATCGAAGGTCGCGTCCGTAGCGGCTCAAGCGGCATCTGAAACTGCGCAGACCGCCAGCGAAGCAGCTCAGTCTGCAAGTGAAGCTGCCAAGACTGGAAGCGAAACCGCCGAGACAAATTCAGCCGCCAGCGCCTCAACCTCTACAACTCAGGCCGGCATCTCGACGACTAAAGCTGGCGAGGCTGCCGCGTCGGCCACCGCCGCTGCGTCATCTGAAACCGCCGCAGCCGGGTCAGCCACAGCGGCACTTACTAGCCAAAACGCAGCATCAGCCAGCGCTACGTCGGCCTCGACCAGCGCCTCCACATCCACGACCAAGGCGTCTGAGTCGTCAACTAGCGCCGCCGCAAGTGAAACTTCTAAGGTCGCCAGCGTTGCAGCACAGGCCGCAGCCGAGACGGCCTCCGGGACTGCAACGACCCAAGCTGGCCAAGCTGCTGCATCTGAAACGGCTGCGGCTGGGTCTGCATCTACCGCGACCACTCAGGCTGGCATTTCTACGACCAAAGCATCTGACGCGGCATCATCTGCCACGGATAGTGCAACTTCCGCTAGTGCATCTGAAGCTGCTAAAGACGCGGCCCTTGCTGCACTTGATAACTTTGATGATCGTTACTTAGGGGCTAAAGCCTCTGACCCAACGCTCGACAATGACGGTAACGCCTTGATTTCAGGCGCTTTATATTTCAATACAACAGACGATGTGATGAAAGTCTACACGGGTTCTGCGTGGGTTGCTGCTTATGCGTCCCTGTCAGGCGCTCTTCTTGTTTCTAACAACCTGTCTGATTTAGCAAGTGCGACTGCTGGTCGAACTAATCTTGGCTTAGTCATTGGGACTAACGTACAGGCTTTCTCTGCAATACTGGCGGCTACTACAGCTTCCTACACGACTGCTCAAGAAACCAAACTGGCGGGGATAGAAACTGCCGCCACTGCCGATCAAACAGGCGCACAGATTAAAGCCGCATATGAAGCAGAGACCAATGCTTTTACTGACGCTCAGTTTACAAAGCTGGCGGGGATAGAAACTGCCGCTGACGTAACTGACGCAACTAACGTCACAGCCGCTGGCGCACTGATGGACAGTGAAGTCACTAACTTAGCTCAGGTTAAGGCATTTAGCTCCGCTGACTATGCTACATCGGCTCAAGGTACTCTTGCAGCAAATGCCCTGCCTAAAGCTGGCGGCGCTTTAACTGGAGCCGTCACAACCAACTCCACCTTTGACGGCCGCGACGTCGCCACAGACGGCACAAAATTAGACGGCATTGCCTCGGGTGCTACAAATACAGTGGGTAACGCCACCCACACTGGTGAAGTCACAGGATCGGGCGCCTTAACAATCGCCAATGACGTAGTTGACGCTGGAAACTTAAAGGTAACCGGGAACGGCACCACGTCTCAGTACCTACGATCAGATGGCGACGGTACGTTTACTTGGGCTACGCCAACCAACACAACCTATAGTGTCGGAGATGGTGGCTTAACTCAGATTAACTTTACCTCTGCTGATAATACTAAACTAGACGGCATTGCCTCGGGCGCGACAAACGTCACGAACAACAACCAGCTTACCAACGGCGCTGGGTACACCACAAATGTGGGCGACATCACGGGCGTCACTGCTGGGTCAGGTATTACGGGCGGCGGCACCTCGGGAACTGTGACTGTATCACACGCTGATACTTCTACCCAAGCGAGCCTCACAGCGCTTACGGGCGCGGCGGTGGTCAGCGACATTGATCTTGATACTTATGGTCACGTTACCAGCTTGGCGACGCGCAACCTGACCTTGGCAAACTTGGGCTACACTGGCGCGACTAACGCCAACTATATTACAAACAACAACCAGCTTACGAATGGCGCTGGATACACGACGAGTGTCGGAGACATTACTGGCGTGACTGCTGGGACAAACTTGACTGGCGGCGGCACGAGCGGCACGGTTACTCTCAACGTGACGGCAAGCCCTACATTCACCACAGTGACCGCCACGACATTCAACACCACGTCGGACGAGCGGACCAAGAAGGACATCCGCCTGATCGAGAACGCGCTGGACAAGGTGCAGCAACTCGGCGGGTATATGTTCACGTTCAAGCACAGCGACGAGAAGTCTTCGGGCGTCATCGCCCAAGAGGTGCAGAAGGTTATGCCTGAGCTGGTGCAAGAGAGCGACGCGGGCAATTTGACTGTCCAGTACGGCAACATGGTGGGCCTCCTTATCGAGGCAATCAAAGAGCAGCAGGCGCAGATCGACGCGCTTACGGCAAAACTTAACGGCTAATAGTAGAGGAATACGAAGATGGCTATTCAGGTAAGCGGCACACAGGTGATAGGTAACTCGCGAGAGTTAACCAACATCGCGTCTGTGGATGCGACTACAGCGGCGGCGATTAATGCGGCGGGTGTAGGGGCTACAAGCCTTAATGGCCTGTCAGACTGCACAGTTTCGACAGCAGACCCAGCCCTCAACAGCAACCCTAGTTCGGGCGTTGGGCATGTGTGGATTAACAAGACATCTGGTGAACAGTATATCTTAACGGACGCTACCGCTGGGGCTAATATCTGGGCTAACGTGGGGGATGGTTCGCTTCCTATTGAACCATTTGGCGCAACAGGTGGTACTGTAACTACAGTTGGGAGCTATACATATAATACTTTTACCTCTTCCGGAACATTAACTATTACTGGCTCGAGGGCCGTTGAATGCTTAGTAGTGGCAGGAGGCGGCGGAGGCGGAGCGGCGGCATCTAACGGCATTCCCGGAGGCGGTGGCGGCGCAGGTGGTTTCCGTGCAATAGCTTCAACCCTCATTTCAGTAGGGAGTTACTCTGTAGTTATTGGTGCAGGAGGCACCAGTGCCACTGGTGGTGCTAACGGAGCAGACAGTAGTTTAGCAATGGTGGGTGGCACTATAACATCAGTCGGAGGCGGTGCTGGGGGCATACGGTCTGATGCAAATGAACGTGGTGGTGCTGGTGGCTCTGGCGGCGGTGCTTGGTATAACACTAGCACCTCAGGGCAGGGTGCTGCTGGTACTACTGGTCAAGGCAATAGAGGCGGGTATCTTTCTGCGGGTGATAATGTGGCTTCGGCAGGCGGCGGCGGTGCTGGTGCAGCGGCAGCAATCATTTCCAATACAAACAATGGGGGTGCTGGTGGTGTCGGATTAAACTGGCAATCTCTTGGAACTTTTTATGCTGGAGGTGGAGGCGGTGGAGGCTCTGGAGGACAAGGAGCAGGCGGAACTGGAGGAGGCGGAACTGGTGGACAAGGCACAACACAAGGCACTGCGGGAGCAGCCAATACTGGCGGCGGAGGTGGCGGAAGTAGCAGCGGCAATGCAAACTACAAGGGCCAGTTAGGCGGATCAGGCATCGTAATAATCCGTTACTTAACGTAGGAGAATAGAAAATGGCACATTATGCAAAAGTAAATAACGGCTTGGTAGAACAAGTTATAGTTGCAGAGGCTGAGTTCTTTGACACCTTCGTGGATAGCTCTCCCGGTCAGTGGCTGCAAACCAGCTACAACACTTTAGGCGGCGTACACTCAGACGGTGGCACACCCCTTCGCAAGAACTACGCTGGTGTTGGCTCAACATACGATGCAACACGGGATGCCTTCTACGCACCACAACCTTACCCAAGCTGGACGCTAAACGACACTAGCTGTATCTGGGAAGCCCCAACAGCTTACCCAGATGACGGTGCTAATTACGTTTGGAACGAAAGCGCTACATCGTGGGATGCAATCGCTTAGCAAAAACACGCCGCCTGCGCTACTCGACTGCGCAGGTGGCACCACACAGTTAATGCGTGTATAATCGCCCAAATGGCGGAGAGTGACAAAGGACGAACAGCATGGCAACTACTACAAATTACAGCTTCACGCTCCCCACGGTAGGCGGCAGCACTGACCAGTGGGGCACAAATTTGAATGCCAACTGGACCAGCTTGGACGCTACGCTATTCGGTCTCGCATTAAAAGCCAGCCCGACATTCACCGGTACCGCGACAATCCCCACGGCGGCCTTCGGGAACTGGACGATCACCGAAGACGCCGGCGTGTTGAAATTTGCCACTGGCGGCGTCAACAAGATGTCACTGGACGCGAGCGGCAACCTTACAGTCACTGGGAACGTAAACACAGCCGGGACTATCTGATGGCGCTAATTCCACTTAAAATCCCCGCCGGGATGTTTAGAAACGGAACAGAGTTTGAGGCGTCTGGCCGCTGGCGCGACGGAAATCTCGTCCGCTGGTTGGGCGCGTCACTGCGGCCGGTAGGCGGCTGGCGTGACCGCATCGCCAACGCAATCGCTGAGACCGCACGCGCCATGCACACTTGGCAAGACAGCAACAACTCCCAGTGGGTATCGATGGCGACATACAATAAGCTGTACGTTGCCAGCGCCGGCGGGACGGTCTACGACATAACGCCCGCCGGGTTCACCTCCGGCGACCTGAACGCAGCCATCAAGACCGGCTACGGATACAGCACCTACGGGACGTCGTTCTACGGCACTGAGCGCCCAGACACCGGAAACTATAGCGAGGCCACGACGTGGTCTCTCGACAACTACGGAGACTACCTCGTCGGGTGCAGCGTGTCTGACGGCAAGGCATACCAGTGGACTGGCAACGTGGCGTCCGCAGCCACGGCAATCGCCAACGCGCCGGTCGGCAACCTCGGCCTAATTGTCACCGAGGAGCGCTTTTTGTTCCTGCTCGGCGGCGGCGGAGAGCCTCGGACAGTCCAGTGGAGTGACCAAGAAGACATAACCACATGGACACCGGCCAGCACAAACCAAGCTGGATCGCAGATATTACAGACGTCGGGCCAGATTATGGCTGCCGCCAGAGGTCGCGGCCAGATGCTGATCTTCACCGACATTGACATGCACCGCATGACCTACGTCGGCGCCCCGTTCGTCTACTCCACGGAGAAGGTGTCGGAGGCGTGTGGCCTCGCCTCGCGCAAGGCGGTGACCACGACTGACGCCGGGACGTTCTGGATGGGCCACAAGTCATTCTTCGTCTACAACGGATCGAACGTGCAGGAGCTGCCGTGCGAGGTCAAGGACTACGTTTTCGGAGACATCAACACATCCCAGATCAGCAAGAGCTGGAGCGCCGCGCTGGGTCAGCAGGGCGAGATATGGTGGTTCTACTGTAGTTCCGCGTCCAACGAGATCGACCGCTACGTCAGCTACGACTACAAGCAGGGACACTGGATGACTGGCGACCTGTCACGCACTTGCGGCGTCGACCGGGGCGTATTCCGCCACCCGCTGATGATGTCGGCGGGCGGTTCAATGTACGAGCACGAGGTCGGCCTAAACTACGAGGGCGCGACAGTGTTTGCCGAGACTGGACCGTTTTCGATTGGCCCCGGAGACAACATGGTGAAAGTCACCAAGCTGATCCCCGACGAGCTCACTCAGGGCGACGTGTCTGCCACGTTTAAGACGCGTCTATATCCTAATGGTGCCGAGACTTCACACGGGCCGTATGCCATGGCAAATCCGACCAGCGTCCGCTTCAGTGGACGTCAGGCTCGAATGCGCGTCGAGGGCGCACGCCTCGCCGACTGGCGCGTGGGCGTGATGCGCGTAGACGCAATTGCCGGCGGCCGCAGATGACGTCGCCAATTCCACCCCACGTCGGCCCCGACATCTTCGAGTGGGCGCGGACATTTTCCACTTGGACGAGGCGAGCTCTAACACAGCTCGTCTTTAAGCCGTCCGGCGCTGCGGCGATCGAAAACGGGACGCTCCTGTGGGATCAGGCGGCCGGATATCCGGTGGTGTCAAAAAATAACGAGTGGCGACAGGTCGTCTTGGAGGATGGCCACTACTCTGGAGCCATTACGGTGGACCAGACTGCGGCGGTCATCAACACGGCCTACGCCTTAACGTACACGTTGGGCACTGCGTCCGGCATCACCAACGGGACGCCGGCGTCGCGACTGGTTGTCTCCGAGGGCGGCGAGTATGTGGTAAACTTTTCGGCGCAGATATCGTCGACATCGTCGTCGACTGTCCGCTTCTGGTTTTGGCCTCGGGTCAACGGGTCAGACGTCGCCGGGTCGACAATGGTGAACGCGCTACATCAAAACGGCGCGACGCTGGTCGTGTCCCGGTCGGCCATATTAAACTTAACCGCCGGAGACTATCTCGAGGCCATGTGGGCCGTGGACAGCACCAGCGGCTTCCTAGACGCGTCTGCGGCCACCGCATTTGCGCCGGCAGCTCCGGCTACGACGATATCAATTACGAGGTTACATGGGTAGGGTTCACTTAAAATGGGCAACGTGATAAGATTGCACGAAGAACAAATAGTCGAGGTGACGCCAGCCGTCGCCGAGGACATAGACTACGGCATCGAGGTGGGCATCCCACTTCTGGCCGAGAGCATAGAGAGAGATGGCAGAAATGTTCCTTTGGAGCGCGTTTTGGCGAACATTCGAGAGCGGAGATCGGTGGTATGGCTCGTCCATATTGACGGTGAGATCGTGGCTGCGATCCTTACGGCAGTCATGCAGCATCCACTACGCGCGACTTTATATATCGAGCATCTCGGCGGCACTCGAATTAGAGAGTGGATGTCGGCGGCTATGGAGGCGTTTGTGGACTTAGCGCGCAAGGCGGAGCTAGACGGCATCGAGGCGGACGGCCGCCCCGGATTTGACAAATTTTTGGGACAATGTGGCGACTTTGAGCGCAAATTTGTCCACTACGAAATGGAGCTATAAGATGGGCAGCACAACCAAGACAACCGAGTACATCGACAACACTACTGAGGCGTCGATGCCAAAATTCCAAGAGGATTATATTCGCAACGTAGTGCTACCCAAGGCGACCGCGATTGGCGGCGCCGAATATGACCCGTATTCCGGCCAACGTGTGGCCGATATGAGCGAACTCGAGCGGCAGGCGATGACCGGATACGGCGGGCTCGACATGGGCGCGGACCAGTACGCTGCCGCAGGCGACGTCTACTCTGGCCTCGCAGGCCGCACGCCGCAGGATCAGGCGGCGCAAATTGCGCAGTACCAAAACCAATTCACGTCCGGCGTAATCGACCCGACACTGGCCGCCATGGAGCGACAGCGCGGAAAAGACATCGTCGGCGAACAGGGCCAAATCACCGGAGCCAACGCATTCGGCAACAGCCGCCGCGACGTCTTCCAAGGCGAGCGTGCCGGCGAATACGACGCGCGGATGGGCCAGACTTTAGCTGGCTTGCAGCAACAGGGCTTACAGTACGGCACCGGCCGCGCAGCCGCAGAAGATCAGCTCCGCATGCAGGCGGCCGGCTCAATGGCTGGCAACGCCGGTTCCGCGTTACAGACGCAGATGGCGGGCCTCGGCTCGCAGCTCACCGCAGGCTCGGTGGGTCGCGGCATGGATCAGGCGGCGCTGGACGCGGCCTACGAAGAATACTTGATGGCCATGCAGTACCCGCTGACACAGCTTACCGCCCTGCAAGGCGGCGCGGCTTCGATCCCGGCGGGCTTCGGCACTACGAACGTGTCCGGCACGTCAATGGGCACGAAAAGCAGCAGCGGCGCTGGCAACACTCTGGCGGCTCTCGGGTCGTTTGGGCAGGGCCTTGGCGCAATGTGCTGGGTAGCCCGCGAGGTCTACGGCGTGCACGATCCGAAGTGGACAGAGTTCCGCGAGTGGATGTTTACCAAGTCGCCAGACTGGTTCCGCAACGCATATATGAAGTATGGCGAGCGCGCCGCTGCGGTGGTCAAGCGTCTGCCGTTTCTCAAGGCAATCATCCGCCCATTCATGGACGCAAAACGCAAGAGCTTAGGCTACAAGT